GATGCTCCTCACCGTATCCGGGTGATAGTGGCCCGATCGGGTTAGCACGTCCCGCAGGCGGTGGATGGCTTCGGCGGGCGTCCGCTGTCCGGTGTCCACGGACTCCAGCACGGCGGCGATCACCCCGATCACAAAATGCGGATGCCGTAAATCCGCGTCCGTGATCGGCATTATCGCTCCTTCGCATACTGCGCCAGCAAGGCGAGCAGGACGGCGCGCACGGACTGGCCGTCACGCGCGGCCTTGACTTTGACCTTCCGCCACAACACCGCATCGATATCGCGCAGCAGATAGTCGGCCATTAGCGGCTCCACACGAGGCGCAGGGCCTTACGCGATGCGAGCGTGACCGGCTCATCGACGGGAAAATTGATGTTCTCGATCAGTTCGTCAATCGTGCTACGCAGGTCGTGTTGCGCGTCCAGCAAGCGGGCCAGATCCAGGGCCGTCGCCTTGGCGCGGGCGTGTTGCCGCCCATCGGCGGCGAACCGCGTGAAGACCGACCGCAGAATCGCATCGGCTTCAATCGGGTGATAGCCGCGATCGAGCAGCAGCGCGCAGCAGGCCAGCCAGTTGCGCGCGCCGTAGGCGTCGAACGAGTACGCGTCGCGCGTGGAGGCGGCCAGCCGGGCGACCGGGGTCTGGAGGGGATTGGTCTGTGTCATGACTACATGATAAGCATGATTATCATGATAGTCAAGCGAAATGATCAGGACTCCCGTCTAGGGCCGTCGCCGCTCATGCCAGCGCCGCTCCCGTGGCCACGCTTCCCGATCCGCGCGAATCGCCTGCGCCCGTTCCTCCTGCAATACCCTTAGTCGATCCGCAATCCGGGCCAGCCGATGTTCCAACTGAATCCGTTCGTGCGTATCGTCGCTCGGGACGCGGGTGACGGCCGGCGTCATGGGGAGCAGATGCACCGCTCAGCCCGCTTTCTGCAACACCGCCGCATGATCGACGGCCTTATCCGCGGTCGCCGTCGCGCGGAGGGCGAGCGTTTTCCATTCCTCTCTCTCCTTGAACAACTGGTCGCGTTGCTGCTCGAGCATCGCGCGCTCGCGCATCTGGACCCAGCCGAAGACCCAGAGTCCTTTCCACCCGCCAATCAGGATCAGAATCAAGACGGTGGCGAGGCCCGCGCCGCTCAGTTTCCCGGCGAGGTCCACCAGCTCCATCACGCGCTTTCCGGCACGCTCACAATCGTGAACCCCCACAGCTTCGCCACGTAGCGCGGCAACGGCCGATGCGCGCCCGCGTGCGCGTCCGCCGCGACGATCGGCATCTGCGCGGCCAGCGCCGTCACGGTCTGTTCGAGCGTGGCGAGCCGATCGAGGAGTGGGGCCAGATCCACTGGTGCGGGCGTCGGCGTCGGGGGGATCGGCGGCGTGGGCTCGCTCACCTTCAGATGGTCGGTCGGCTTCACCGGCATGAACACTTGCCCGGAGAAGTCCTGCCACACCGGCGAGGGCAGGATGCCGCCCTTCACGCCGGTCACGCTGCCGTCGTTATCAATGATGCGCCAGCCGCCGAATGGGCCGCTGCTGTCATACGCGATCTGACTCGGCCCTTGCGGGCGGTTGAAGGCGGCCCGCTTCAGCCCATAGTCGGTCGAGAGTTCAAAGGCCATCTGTTCGGCCACGAGCTGCACGAAGAGCTGCTGCTGCTCCGCCGTGCCCGTGGTCAGGCCGGGATTCGCGGCGTAGAGGGCTTGCGCGATCTGGACGCCGCGGGCGGGAAAGTCAGGCACGCACGTCTCCTCGCGGGCGCGCCGCGTGGGGATACAGGCGCTCGGTCCGTTTCGTGATACTGATCCGTTGCTGACAGAAGGGACACCGGCCCCAGAGGCGCCCGCGCGTCAGCCACACATCAGCCGGACGCTGCCCACTCCCCGCGCAGGGCGTCCACGGCCGAGGTCCAGTCGGCGGCATCCCCGATCATGATACGGGCAGCGAGGGCTCGGCGCCGCCGGACTCGCGGCGCTCGGCGTGCCAGCGGGCCGCCGCGTCGTCCAGCCAGCGGTGCGTCTGGCCTTGCAGCGCCGTCGTCAGATGCACGATCCGGTCATAGTGCCCGTTCGGCGGGAACCGATCGGGCTGCGCGTCGATGACGCGGAGATCGCTTTGCACGCGCGAGAGCGTCACAATCACATCGAGTAGGTCGCGCATGGGCACACTTCCCCCGGATCGGGACTCGGGATGGGAACGAGTGTAGTCCTGTTGCGGCGGCGCGTCTGTCGTGTCGCATACTTACGGGCAGCCGATGCCCAGTCTCAGCCGCCGCCGCCACGCGCCGAAAGGGCCGATCAAAACGACGACGGCGGTGAGTCCTGATGGCTCATACCTCATGGATGATCGGCGGTGCACCGGCACCTCCAAGCGGAGCGGCACGCGGTGCCGACGCGCCGCGATTCTCGGGGGACGGGTCTGTCATATCCACGGCGGCAATGCGCCGCATGTGCGGGAGGCGGCCGAAGAACGCCTGCGCGCGTTACAGCATCCGGCCATTGATCGCATGGCGAAGCTGATCGATCAGAATGAGTTTCCGAGTGTCGCCTACGCGGCCAGCCGGGACGTGCTCGATCGCACGCTGGGCAAGCCGGTGGAATCGGTCAGCGTGGATCACACGGGCGACATGACGTTTCGATGGAAAACGAGGGACGAGAAGTAGTTGTCGAGTGGGCGCGGGTGTCCTGCTCACCACTCCATGAAGTGAGCAATGACGGCCGTGTACGTTCGATCGCGCATGTCGCGATCAGGCGATGCCGATGGGGCGGCACGATGGAATATCGCAAGCAATGCCGCGAAATCAAGCCCTGTCGGACTGGAACGGGCTATCTGTCAGTGCAGTTTACGCAAGGCGGGTCACGAGCTTATGTGCATCGCCTGGTCGCCGCCGCGTTTGTGCCGAATCTGACCGGCGCTCCGCATATCAATCACCGGAATGGCAATAAACAGGACAATCGGGCCGACAATTTGGAATGGGTGACGCGCTCGCAAAACATGAAGCACGCCACACAGGTGTTGGGCCGGCGCGGTGGACAATTCGGGCCGGGACGAGTGCGTCATGCAGCCAGATCCGCGTGAAATTTTAATAGATTATTGTCCGCGTCAGTGGGCCACGAAGCTGCACGACAGCCTCTGCCGCTGGGCGGTGCTCGTCCTCCACCGCCGCGCGGGCAAAACCACGTGCATCCTCAATCACCATCAACGGGCCGCCCTTGACGACGACTGGGAGCGGCGCCGCCTGCGCGCGCTGCTCCCGACGAGTCCCGACACGGACCTGACGGCGTTGATGCGCCATCGCATCTACTGGCACGTCATGCCCAGTTATAAGCAAGCGAAGCTCGTCGCCTGGGAGATGCTGAAGCATTTCGCCAGCGTCGTGCCGGGCGTGAAGTTCAACGAATCCGAACTGCTCGTGAAGTACCCCAACGGCAACCGCATTCAACTGATAGGAGCCGACAACCCCGATTCGTTACGCGGCCCCGGCTTGTCGGGCTTGTCGATGGATGAGTATTCCCAGCATCCCCCGAACGTCTTCGGCGAAGTGCTCAGCAAGGCGCTCGCGGACCATCTCGGGTATGCCATCTTCGCGGGCACGATCAAAGGGCCGGATCAGCTCTACACGATGTACGAAGCGGCGAAGCACGATCTGAGCTGGTGTGCGCTCTGGCAGGACATCGACGGCTCGCTGGCCTCAGAAGACGGCGCGACGATTGACGCGCTCCGACAAGCGCTTGAGGCCGATCGCAAGCTCGTGCTGCAAGGGTTGATGACGCAGGCCGAGTATGACCAGGAGTGGTATCTCAGTCCGGAAGCGGCCATCAAAGGCGCGTGGTACGGGATCGAGATGCAGGCGGCGCGCAGCGAAGGACGGATCACCCGCGTGCCCTACGATCCGTCGTTGCCCGTCGATACCGATTGGGATCTCGGCATTGATGCGATGGCGATCTGGTTCACGCAGTCCTTGCGATCCGGTGAGGTGCATGTCATCGACTACCACGAAGACATCGGCGGCGGCCTCCCCGCGTGCGCGCAGGTCTTGAACGAGAAGCGGTACGTCTACGGGAAGCACACGGCGCCGCATGACATCGAGACGCGAGAGATTGCCTCCGGGCTGAGTCGTCGCCAGGCCGCCAAAAATCTCGGCATTGACTTTCACGTCGCGAATAAAATCAGCGTCGCAGACGGGATTCACGCGGTGAAGCTGCTGCTGGCGCGGTGCTGGTTTGATGAAGAGAAGTGCAAACATGGCCTCAATGCCTTGCGGCACTACAAGCGGCAGTTCAATTCGCGCATGAACGAGTTCACGGCGACGCCGGTCCACGATGCGTCAAGTCATGCGGCGGACGGGTTTCGGACCTTCGCGGTGCGGTATGAGGTGCCACGGCAGCAGCGGCGA